TCCATTTTCTACTAACTTTTAATTGTGTAGACTTCATTTGTATTTTTTTTAATTCTTTTTGATAATGGATTTTTTTTAGGTCTAGCAGGCATGCTATCCATAATAGTTTTAGGAGTGCTTACAACTGTTTCTTTAAACTCCATATCGTCTTTTGGCATATTATCCATGATAGTAGTTTTAGTAGAAACAGGTCCTTTGTTTCTGTTAGCCGCAGCTAATCCTAATCCACCTAATAGAAGTGCTCCTAAAATTTTTTTATTTCGTTTTCTAGATTTTTTGCTCATTATTTTTTACCGCCGTTTTTAAATATTTGTGTACCCTTTATACCAAAAATACTACCAACTACAAGGATCCATAATGTAGAAAACCATGTCGGCAGTTCTGCAAAATGTTTGAAGAAAACCTGTACTTTTTCCATCGCTGCTGGATTGTCTGAAAAGACTCCCCAAGCGAGCACAATTATAGGGGCAGACAATATTACGAGGACAAATTCGTCCTTATAATCGTTTTGACGTGCCTCTAACAATTTTCCTTGGTAAGCTTCCTCACCTCGAGCTTGTCGCTCCGCATGCAACAACTGTGCATCAGACATAGCTATTTTTGATTTCTGTTTGTTAGCGTAAATTTTACTACCAGCAGAAACGGCTAATTTAATTGCCGAGAACCACATGTTAGTACCAAGTAGCCTTTACAGGTTTTTTGTCAGCTCTAAGTCTTTTAGTGCCTTTAACTTCAACAGTTTGTGATTCAAATGGATTAGTAGATTCTATAACTACACCACCTTGTTTCATACCGTCTTTGTCTGCACCTAACTCAGGAGTAACGTTTTGGTTTTTATTTTTTTTCATATATTCTCCTTATACTATCTTTTAGGACCTTTCAAGATCCTAACATCTGTTTGTTTCATCATGTCATTGACCATTTTTGCGTCAATTCCCATCTGTGTTTTCTCTAATGATGTGTCTGCTCTAAGCTCTGCAAGCTCTTCATTTTGATCCATTTTTTCGTCAAATTGCTGCTGACCCATTAATTGTTTAGATTTTTCCATATTAATCTTTTCTTCTTCTTGTTCACGTTTTGCAGAATCATCCATAGCCCGTAAATCAAGTTCTCTTGCTTTTAATTTAGCAATTGGGTCTCCACCATACTCACCCATAATTTTATTTTCTTCATCTTTGAATTCTCCAGTCATTTCTGCAATTAATTTTGCTTTTCTAGACTCTAAATTCATAGACATCTGCATAATCTGCTGTTGGTACTGCGGATCTTGCTGTAACATTGGGTTTTGTTGCGCCATTTGTTGCATTTGCATCAATTGTGCAATTTCATCTCTAAATTCTACCTCTAATTGCTCTTGTGCCATCAAAGAAATGTGTTCAAATATGTTTTTTTCTAATGCACCCATTACTGGAGGACTATTTCTAGCAATATTAGTCGCCATAAAGTTTAAATGGGTCGTAATATGCGCTTGATGGTCTTGGTAGCTAAACGCCTTAACTGGCTTCATCATCAGAATGTTTTGGTTTTCTGTGACTGGGTCTTGTGGTTTCTGGTCATCTGACATCGGTACAAGCTTCTGAGCATTCTTGATACCCAGAACTTCAATCATTTGACGGTGGAGGAGTGGGAGGTTGTAGAGCTGCGGTGCCTGCCCAGCCAGCTGGAGCACAGCTTGGTACTGTACGATTTTCTGCGCCATCGTGCTCGCGTTAGGGTCGCTAACCGGTAGAACCTCAACATCATCGTAATCCGATTTCTTAGCTGAAACAGGGCCTTCTTCAGGTTCATACTCATACTCTTCCTCTGTGTAGTCAGCAATAATTGTCTTGAGTAGCTTGAACTCTACCTTCATTGAATAATGTAGGCGAGCTTGAATTGCTGACATTACTTTGAGCGTGCGCTCCAAAATAGCCAAAGTAGTTCCCACAGGTGCATTACCACCCATATCAGATACCTGTAGGTCTCCGGCGGAAACAAATGAACGTCCTTCTTGTACGATTTGGTTAAACAACGCCATTAATGTCTGGCTTGGCTCTTTGTACGGCAACAACATAATGTTGTCTTTAATAGTGCCGCCTGGCACGTCTACGTCTCTAAATTCTCCTGGGCTGATTGGGGTGTCGTCTCCCTTAACCCGTAAGCCTCGTGCTTTGAGACCGCCCGGTAAATTACTGAGTGTCCCTGCGTCGACAAGTTGGCGAACAATAGAAGTAGCGCTACGAGCGTAGCCACCGATAAGATGTATAAGTCCATATCCATAGAATCCAAATCCCGGTACGTATTGGTAGTGCACAAAATGTGTACGTTTCAATTTAAGAGTATCACCCTCGTACCAGTTGCGGCGGATAGATAGCACTTTAGCGGTGCTCTTCTCCATGGTAATGATGTAAGGTAGTGCAATTCCTGCCTCATCTTCGTGCCCAGGCAAGTCATAGTCGACGTGCATCTCAATAATTCTGAACCGATTGTCTGTTGTTGCAGAGAACCCTTGTTCTTCAGCCTTACGCTTCTCGATGTCGTCCATTACGTTTGTTGGCTCACCGAGGTCAATATCTCTCCAAAACCCAGCGGCTTGTAATTTTTTTACATCATTCTTAGTTTTGCGCATTACATGTGAAATACGCTCAGCATTATCTAAGTTAGATGCGCCATAAGGAACAACTAAATCTTCTGCTGGAATAAACATTGCTACCTGACGACCAAGTGCTGGGTCAAAGTAGACTTTCTTAAATGCAGAACCTGCCAAAGGCAAATTCCATAGTAACTTTTCTTGCTCAGGGCGATACTCGCTCATCTGCTCAGTTAGTCGGTAGTTCATGTCCTCTTGGACGCGGATAGATGCTTCTTTCTTTTTATTTGTTTCTTTGCCAATGATTTTAGTTTTAACCGGCCCCATGGCAGGGAACGTTTCCATGATTGCTTCCGATTGGAATTTAACAACAGCTTCAGCAAGCATAGGATGATAAACGCCACATGCGCCTGCCCAGGGCTCTGTTGTTTCTTCATACTTAAGTCCTAGGAGCTTTAGACCCTCAACATAAGTATCTGCCCAATCTTTGCGTGCAGCAACGTCTGCGTCAAATAAACCAATCAATTCACTAGCAATAGACTGTAGTTCTCTATCGTCAATCGACTCTGCAAGGTTCTCGTTAAACTCATCGCTACCAGTATCCTCTTCTTCGATACCATTAGTAGTCTTGCCGATTTCTTCGTCTGGACCAAGAATTTCGATTTCAATTGCAGGCTCTTCTGTAGCCATAATCCCAACAGGGGCCTGATATAAACCTTTGTCCATCGCCATAATCGTTCCTTAATATTGCTGTAGTCGTTTAGCCAACATAGTTATTTCTTCTACAGTGGCATTATTTTTAATTCTGTTAGCTTTAAAGGAGATAACTTTGCAGTTCTCCATTGTATATCCACCAGTGCTATCTTTCCTATCTACAGATGCAGAAGCAGCAATTGGCTTTTTTGCATTATAAACAAGCTTTAGGTCTAATAGTGGACAAAACTCAATCGCATTACTAATTAACCATTCTTTTGTTATAGAAACCTCTAGCCCTGAATCTTTAGCTCTTTTAGTAGCATTGTAAAACGCAGTGTCCGCCCAAGCTTTAACTGGGTCGGTTTCTTTTAAGTTTTTAAAAAGTTCTTTAGCTCTAGTTAATCGTTTTGTATATCCAGGGCTATCTTTAAAGGCTTTAAATTCCTTGGATGAACAGGATTTACATGCGCATCTAAGCCCGCTTTTCTGAGCTTTATCTTTAGAAAATTTTTCAACTGGTAGTACTTGTTTGCATTTAGAACAAAGTTTAGTGTCCATAAGAGCCTCCGTATGACTGCAGTATACCATAAAAAGTCATCATACGTTGTAGTATCCTGCACCACGTTTAGATTTAAAGTATTGAATCTCCTCAGGTTCATCTGAGGGTAAACGTAGAAAGCCGCCTTGACGGAACCGCATAAGGGCAAGGGTCATAGAATCTACGAGGTCGTCATGTTCGCCCGAAGGGAATGCCGCAACCTCGTCTATCAACTCTTCTGCCCAGCGTGTAGCTGGAGCCCATACTTTACCAGATGCGAAGAAATCTGCAACTGAATTTAACCGTGAAATCTTATCCTGGCCCTTGCCCGGGCTAAACTCACCGACCGGTATACCCATACGCCTAAGTTCTTGGATAAGTGGAGCACCTGCCGCTTTTTTCTCCACAATAAGTGAATCCGGCTCGTACTCTTGGTACTTTTCGAACGCCTTCGCCTTGAGTTCCGGAAACTCCAACCGCTCTTTATAGGAGTCCAGCAAGATGATGTTCGGAAGGTCGTGGTCCTCTTCGTTATAGAAGACACCCCACGTTGTACAAGTAGAGAAGTCATTGACGGTCTTTTTCTCATGTGCGGTATCCCATGACTGAATTATATACTCACAGACAGGCGGGCGGTCAGGCTCCCACTCCTTCCACCATTCCCGTTTGACAATAGCAGACGAGTCCGATGTGGGCTGCTGCATATACTGAGCTTGCCACTTACTGTTAGGGAGTTCAACATGCAGAGCTTCTAATTCTTTAAGGGACCAAAACTCGGGCCATAAGGGTTTACCCGACGGGAGGATAGCTGGAAACTCGATGACCCGCCATTCATCGCCTCCGCGCTGAGCTGCGGACTTCATTACCTGAGCTGTCAAATCCCGTAAGGACCAACGGGTCATAACTACAACGATGGCACCACCTGGCTGGAGACGCTGACGTGGTCCAGATGTAAACCACTCATAGACTTTGTCGTAGACTTCTGGGTTGAACGCAGCTAGTGCAGCTTCCTGCTCTGAATGTGGGTCATCAATGATGAGGAGGTCTGCGCCCTTACCAGTGACTGCACCCCCGACACCAATAGCGAAATAATCACCACCGAAATTAGTGTTCCAACGACCAGCCGCTTTAGAGTCAGACTGAAGCTCGATTGCTGGGAAGAGCCGTTTATAAGCTGGGTTGTCCACGAGGTTACGCACCTTACGACCAAAACCCACAGCAAGCTCAGCCGTATGCGAAGTCTGTATAACCTTTTTGTTAGGGAACTTCCCGAGGAACCAGGCGGGCAATAAGTAAGAAGCAAACTCAGATTTAGTGTGGCGAGGTGGCATATTGATGATGAGTCGTTTACACGTCCCATTAGCAACGTCCTCAAACGCCTTAGCCATTTTCGCATGGTGTCTCCCGTGGATGAACTCAGGCCAAACCTGGTTTGTGAACGCCATAAAGTCGGTCTTCACCAGCTCTCGGTCATCCCGTGTCTGCAATTCTTCTAGTATCTCTAATATCTCAGCTGCCTCGTCTTTAGGCAGTGTAGCCAAGAACTCATTACGTTCTTTTACTGGTAGATTCTTCAGAATCTCGATGGGGTCAGTCATCTAAGTCCTTGTTTTCTCTACCTAATTCCTTATCTAGGTCGATAATCATCTCTTTTTCTTGGGCTTTTTCTGCTTTTACTTCCTCTGCTACACCCATATACCTCGAGAGTTTCTGGGCGAGGTCCGTTTTGAGCTCTTCTGTAGACTTAGTATTGACCGAAATCTCTAATTTATCTGCAAACATACCCAATTGGGTGAGTCTACCCAGTGATTCTAGGGCTCTTAGCCTATCTGCAGCTTTTTCGCCGTCAGATTCTTCAACTAACCGAGTAGTTACGTACGTTTTAAGGCGTATTGTGTCCTCTACTATGGCATTGTTGTATTCTCCCAACAGTTTGTCCAACCATAAAGTTGTTTCTACGTTGAATGGGCGGCGCTGGGCTACTGGGCTATTAGCAAATTGACGTTCTGCCTCACGTTTGGCAGCTTGCATGTTTTCTTTTTTAGGCTCTAAGCCCATTGCAGCCAGAAACTCCATGGTATTAAAGGCCGCTTTGGCTCTTTCATGCAAAGTTTTGGCTTCCTGTGGCGTTAAATCCACTGGAATAGGTATTGTCACTTCGGGTACTACACGTATTTCTTTTGTCATAGGAGGAAAAGTTGGGGGCACTCCGATATGAAATGAATTGTAACACAGGTTTTTTATTTCCCGTTCGGGAATATTTGTGTAATTTACGCTACTTTTTACTTTGTTATTGGGTTTAAATCTACTTTGTTTTATTAAAGTTTCATGCACCTCATGTCACATGTTTGCACGGGTTTCTTATTTGTAATCATAGGGTTACAGCGTTTTTTCTGGAAGGTGTTGTCCGAAATTTGTATATTTTTTTAGTACCTATAGGTATCAGTTTTGATGCTGGTTTTGATGCCTATAGGTATCAGTTGGGGCTACGTTTTATTAAAGTTTCATGCACTTTTTTGACGTAACCCCTTGTATTACTTCTGGAAATTCTTGAGTGAACTGATTACTGCATTAATCCAAAACTCGTTGATTTGCTTGATACGCTCTGCCAACTCTTCAAACTGCTTATATTGTTTCTCGATTTCGAACATGGTGTTCTCCTTAAGTTATGTTGCAATGCAGCAATTATAGCAGAAATTTTGCAAAAATATTTTTTGGATTTCGATTTAAAAAGATGACGGGGGGTTCGGCTAGAAAATTGCAGCTGGGACGTGCAAATTCGAGTACATAGAGTAGAGTAGGAGTCCCTTCTTAAAATTTGTGGTGTGGGGGTCGTTGTATGGGCGTAGAGCAAACTATATATACATGGCTAGAATTGTGTAAGCTGGTGTAACTTGACAAACCTAGAATAATCAGGCATAATGGATACATCAATTAGATAACTGATTGATTCCATAAATTTATGGATTACCTTAATACTTACTTATGAAATGGATATACAAATGAAAACAACTACTAAATCAAACGCATCAACAATCAACGCAATGGTAGGAGCATTGGCTGGCGTTAAACCATCAACCACTAAGAAGGACAAAGCTCCCGCCGTTATCCCTGAGTTCCAATTAGTAGAGATGGGCGCTAAGATTGGCGGGGTTTACTGTGCCTTTACATCGGCTAGCGATGCCCTTGAATCGGTGCGTCTTGAGATTGTAGCCACAGGGTTTAAGCCAATAGACCTGAGAACTGCTAAGTCTAACCCTGAAGGTGCTAAGGCTACTAAGGTATTTAAACAGGCTTTTATTGATGCCGTAGTTGCGTCAGGTAAAAAACCCGCCGTTGCCCAAAACTACTTTGAGATTGTGGCTAAGGGTTTAACATCAGGCAAACCAATCACTAGCACCAATCCAGCGATGGCTAAGGGTAATGCCCAAAAATCCAAAGGTGGCAAAGGTGCAGACGATGGCGCAAAAATGACTGGCGCATTATTGAATGTTTGGAAATTGTCCGATGTTGCTGGCGATGCCCTCGAGAGAATTGAATCTAGTATGGATGACGGCATGAGTTTAATTGATGCCATCGAGAATGAATTAAAATTGCAAGGTGAAGATTTGACCGATGGTGCAGAATCCTAATCCATAAATTTATTGATTCACTTAACCCGCTTCGGCGGGTTTTTTTTCGCCCTCGTTTTGCGTAGATATATCTTTATAGGTCGGAACTATCAGGAACTATCAAAAAGTTTATGAGTAGCCGAGTAAGCCTAGCAGTCGAGTAAGCGAGTGTAACTTAGTGTAATTAAATCGAATCGCATAACTTGCACAACTTGCGTATACTTTTCCAGTTTTGACGATGACACGCAAGCCATATGTTTATTAGGGTTTTGCTATACTTTTCCTATTTATCCTAAAAAAATAAATAATTATGAATAGTATAGAGTAAGTGCTTGTTCTACTTTGTGTAACAGGAAATTCTCGTTTAACCAGAGGTACTTGTTTTGGCTGGATAAGAAGATAATTCCGCTAAATCCCATTCTATCAAGGGGTAATTTTCCAGCGTGTTACTCAACTGGATATTTATAGCCTATTCCATCTTATACAATCTAATCCATAAAATTATGGAATTACCCGCAGATTTATTTCACCAATCACTAATTCTTGTTACACACCGATAATCTTCGTGTATACTGTGAACACTCAGAAACACCAAATCTGACCATCAACTTAACATACATAGGAGTAACAATGAGTATCAAGAAAACCCCAAAAAACGATGAAATCCTCGCAATTCGTATGCCTAAAAAACTCCTCGACCAACTAAATGCCCTTGCAGAGTCCAAATATATGGGAACGGCAACGATGGCTAGGAATGTCCTTGCACAGTATTTAATTGCTGAAGCACCCAACGCATTACTAGGTGCAACACCGCATCAAAAGGTAGACCCAAAGATACCTACTGCATTTCAAGGTATGTCCCCAGCAGAACGCAAAGCATATGAAGATGAATGGAGTTACTAATGGAGCTGAGCATCATCAAGCAAATCAAATCCTTGCGTAATAGATTAAGACATAAACCTAAGGACATAGTGGAGGTCAAAGAGATTAAGCGGGAACTGTCAAAACTTCGCCCTGTGCTTAAACGCAAAGAACCTACTGTAAAGAAAAGAATC